CGTCTTCTTCGGCTCAGGGGGTTTCGGGGTCGTCGGTTCCGTCTTCGGTGTCGTCACGCTCTCCATTGGTGTCCTCCTTCTTCAGGGCGACGGCCAGCATCCGCAGGAACGTCCCGTACAGGATGCCGGTCCAGCCTGCGCCAATTGCCATCGCCACCCACCCAAGCGGATCCCCCGCGCCAATGAGGATGCCGCCACCCGCCGTCAGCGTGACGGCGAGGGCGGACAGAATCGACAGGGTGGGGACGATCTTCACAGCCCGTACCCCGGTGCGGTGAGATCCGCGAACAACTGGTCGTGCAGGTGCGCGCGGAACTCGCTGATGTCCTCGATGACCTTCACCGCGCCCGGTGCCGGACGCTGGTTCCACGGCTGGTCGAGCATGAAGACCGTGGCGGTCGTGTGCGCCTCGACGTCATGGCAGTTCTCCCACCGGTCGTCGATGTAGTGCGTCAGGCGCAGCGCATCGGCGCACTGGCCCTTCTGGCTGGAGATGAGGACGGTCGGCGTCCACGCGATGTCGCCGCCATGCACGGCCAACCAGACTTCCGACTGGTACTTCGCCATCACCCCCGGACGCGAGGTGATGAAGTACAGATCGAAGTGCCCTTCCTGACTCTTCTCCCGGAGCCACGCGATCAGGTCCATCGCGCCGAGGTACGGCGGCAGCGTCATCCAGAAGGCGCGGTTCGCCTTGATCCCCTCCCACACGGCATGCACCTCCTCGCGCGTGTAGCCGTAGTGCTGCGGGTAATCCCACGTCGGGATGTCGAAGGGGCGCGTCGGGAACAGGTCTTTGCCTGTCACCGCGATCACCTCTTCGATGAAGCGGGTGTTGAAGTCGGCGAGCACGCCGTCGATGTCTACGCCGACGCGCATCACTTCACCTCCTGCGTCACGACCAGCACGCGCACCTTCCGGTCGCCGAGATGGACCGTCTCGCCTTCCTGCTGCACCATGAGGATGTCGTTGAGATTGCCGAGCACCGACTGTGCCGAGGGAGCCTCCGGCGCGATGGCCTGCGGCTGCTGTGCCTCCTCAATCTCCAACTGCAACATCGCGAGGATACGCCATGCGGCCTTCGCCAGATGCCGCCGTCCATCGGTGTCGAGCGTGCCCCGCTGCATGAAGTGGCGCAGCGCGGTGTTCTCCTGATCCGTCGATTTCTCCCGTGCCCAATGCAGGGGTTCGCCGGGGTTATGCTGGTTGTTCCCTTCCCACGAGACGCGGGCCACTTCCAAGAGCGCATCCGGGAAGTAGTCCAGTACCCCGGTCGCGATGGGGAACTGCTTCCGGGCCTGTGCCTCGGTCGGGAGTGTGATGGGACGGGTGTGGACTGCCTCGGTCATAATCCTCCTCAGATCGGTTGACGGTGAATCCCACCAGTGCGTGCAAGATCGGGTCCATCTAGTTCTCCTCTTGGGATGTCGATTGCGAGAGACGCAGCACGCGGGTCGGGGCCAAGTCGATCAGCATCAACTTGATGACCTTCACGCCGTAGTCCGAGAGTTGCCGCTGCGCCGCATTCTTCAGCTTCGTGTCGAGGGTACCCCGCCGCTGTTGCTGCTGGAGATCGTCCCACGTCATGTTGCACACGACGTCGTGGATCGCGGTGAGGGAGATGTCCTTGACCGCCTTCTCCGGCAGGTAGGTCGTGGTCGCGAGCCGGAGCAGGTCTTCCACGGCGTAGACGATCATGCCGCCGACGATGATGACCTTGCCGTCTTCCGTGGTCATCGTCTGCGTCTGCAAGCGGTCGGCCTGCCGTGCCGTGGGGTAGGCGAACCACGTGGACATCCACGGCCAGTACCAGTGAATGCCCGGTCCGCAGTACTTCGGTTCATTGCCCCGGACGAACTTGACTCCGCCCTCGGTGACATCGACGATCTCGCGGCGGGGAATGAAGCGCCCCAACCACTCCGCAATTTGGCCGATCCACGCGAGGGCGGAATCCATAGGTACCTCGTTACTGCAACACGCAGGAGCCGGGGATCCCGAAGACCGCGGCGCGGCACTTCAGGAAGATCGGGTGGGTCGCGAGGTAGGCGTCAATGCGGGAGATGGACGTCTCCACGCCCGCCAGCCGCGCCTCGAACCCGTTCACGCTCTGCGCCGACGCATCGGCCTGTCCGGCGACCTGCGCGATTTGCGCCCGCATCTGCTGTGCGGCGGTTTCCAGATCAAGGAGCCGGTTCAAGAGCGGCGTCAGGTCCACCGGCGGGATGGACGGCGGGATGATGACCGGCGGGCCATCTCCCGGATCGGTGGCCGCACGGTAGCGGGTCGGGTCAATCGGCTCAATCGGTCCCCACGCCGGGCCATTCGCGCCGCCGCCGTCCGTCAGGATGTCGAACGCACGCCCGTCCGGGTAGAGGATGATGTCGGTCGCGAAGCCGTCGCAGTTGTTGCCCGAGGGCTTCGACAGGACGCCCGCCCCTTCGCCCTTCAGCGCCCACGCCACGCGCTTGGTGATGGCGAATGCGCCGCAGGGGCCAGACAGGTCGGTGCCCTTCGCTACGAGTGCCGCCTTCACGTTCTCGACGGTGCTTTGGTGGCTCTGCGCCGCGAGTGGCCCTGTCAGCAGGGCGATGAGCATAGCCGTCAGCCAGATGTACCGCTTCATGGATGTCCTCACAATTACAGGGTGAACAGGATGGGCCACATGCACGTGCGCCCGCGTTTCTTGTCGAGCAGGAAGAGGGCCTGCTTGGGAGGCTCGTAGTCGGCTTTGATGGAGAGCGCGAACGCGTTGTAGCCGATCATCGAGCCGTTGCAGATGAAGTTGCCGCCGTCGCGCATCTGGTGGAAGTGACCGAAGACGTCCAAGTCCGCGTGCCGCCCCTTGTTCCACTGCGCGATGGCCTTGTTGACCGGGATGTAGATCCCGCCGACGCCGCCGCCGTACTTGATGGCGTGCCCGTGCTGGAAGCGCACCGTCTGATCGTACACCTTGATGTACGAGTGCATGCCCTCCGGGATGTGGAACGTCACGCGCGGTTCGTCCTTGAAGTACGTCGCGAGGTTCACATACATGAAGTATTCGAGCGAGTGCCCGTTCTCCGTGGTGAACCGCGTCGTCTTCGTCGTGCGCGCGTGGTTCCCGCTGTGACACGGGATGACCAGTGTGCAGTCCGAGTTCTTCAAGAGGAACTCGATGCCCGCGATGAGCAACCCCTGCACGCGCACAATCGCGTGGATGGGCGTCTCCTCGTTCACCTCGGGGAACTCATCGTGGATGTCGTTGCTGATGAAGTCGCCGAGCAACGGCAGGATGATGGTCGGAATCTTCACGTCCTGTGCGAGCAGCTTCACAAGCCGCAGGCCGTGCGCGAAGAACTGGTGCGCCCGTTCCTCCGCGATCTTCAGGTTGTAGGTGTTCAGCCCGCCCACTTCCTTGCCGACCTTCTCTTCGAGGTGCCAGTCCGATGCGACCATGATCGCCGTCGCTTCCGACGTGCCCGTCTTGTGCTTCGGCGCGATCACGATGTCCGAGGTGCAGGCGGCGCGCATCTCCCCGAGCGCGTCCAGTTCCGTCTCCTGCCGGGCGATGGTCTTGAGGGCGTCCTTGTAGCGGGTCTTCAGCGAGGCGAGTTCTGACCGTTCCTGATGCGCCGTGCGGTCCATCTCCACGGTGCGCTCCTGCCGAGGCTCCTGCGCCTTCAGCGGGAACTCCTTGCGGTGGCAGGCGAGGCACTGGTACGAGTGGCCGTCGATGCGCGCCTTCTGGCATGTCGGGCACAACTTCTTTGACACAGGCAATCCTTTCCTGAGACGAGTTGAGGACAGCCGTGCAAATGCCGTGCCAGCTAGGCCATCTCGATGTGCGGCGCGTCGTGTGGGTGGGTCCAGCGTCCGCCCCACCGCAGGTTGCGCTGTTCCGCCTTCGTGCCGAGCAGTTCCCACGGCCACGCCTCATCGAACGGCGGGTGCGTGCCAAGGAACGCCACATCGACCGCATGCCCGAACCCGTCCGCGTGCGGCTGGTGGTTCGACTTGAACCGCACCCCGTCCTTGTTCGTCACAATCTTGCCCGGAGATGTACGGCCCTGCGCGTACAGCTTGGCCTGCTCTGCGGCCGTCCGGACCCCCTGCACGACGAACAGCCGGTAGCCAAGGCTGTACATCTCGGTGAAGATCGCCGCGAGTTCGTTCCGCAGCGTGGGATGGATGCCGTCGAGGCGCTGCTGGTCCCGCAGGGTGAAGGGGGAGTTAGCGGCCATTGGACACCGGCCCCGAGTCGCTGCCGGTCATCCGCTGTCCGCCGCCCATCGCCCACTGCACCAGCTTGTCCACCTGCTCCTGAATGTGGTCGATCTTCTTTTCGTCGTCGTTGCGGTGCGCTTCGAGGGTGGAGACGCGCTGCGCCACCTCCCGGTCGTTGTGCCCGAACTCCATCCAGAGTGTGCCGATCATGGACAGCCCCGCCATGATCAGCGCAATGAACGCGGCGTGAACGCCGTCGCGTGTTGATGCCATCGTCGCCATGTGCCAGCCCCTCGCCCGGATTCTACCGTGAAATCTCGGGGTAACGCGAGGGGGTGGTATAGCCCATCCGCTTGTAGTCTTTCTGCGACCACCGCTTGCTTTTGCCGGTGCCGACTTCCCGCGCAAACTGCTCATCCGACGTGTTCGCGGCCATGTCGTCCACCATCTTGGAGAACGCGCTGTAGCCGTCGTCGTCGCCGAGCGCCTGCATCGAGACAGGGGTCCGCGTGGAGGCAGGCAACGTCTCCAGCGCCGCCGGGACGTCCGCCGGGTTCGGCAGCGTCTCCAGTGACGGGGGACCGCTGCGGCGGATCTTCAGCAGGTCGTCCAGATTGGACGCCACGCCCTCCGGCACCTCGGCGTTGCCGTACATCAGGTCCACGCCCGGTCCGGGAGCCGGGACGTCGTTGTAGTAGTTGGCCGCACCCTCGTAGTCGAACTTCGGGGTCTTCGGCAGCACCATGCCCAACTCGGCATCGTAGACGCCCTGCCCGAAATCCTCGACGCCCTTCAGTTCCGAGGGCGTCATCTGCCCCGGCAGGCCCGCGCCGGAGCGGAAGAGGCCCGCGTCCGCAATGCCCTGTTCCGCAGGCTCCAGCGCCGCCAGTGAGGCGTTGATGCGCGGGGCGGGCACAGGGGCCGGGATGGGAGCCGGGATGGGAGCCGGGGCCGTGGCAACCGCCCGCGTGGCCGCAGCCGAGGCCGGAGCCGACCGGGGAGCCATCGACGCCGCCCGCGCCGCGTAGTCCGCCTCCGAGGCGATGGGAGCCGTGACCGGGATCTTGGACGGGTCCATACCCGCCGCCAGCATCTCCTTGATGGTCTTCGGGGCCGCTGCCGCCGCCGGAGCCGCCTCTGCCGCCGCTTCGCCACCTTCCAGCGCCGAGAGGGACGCCGGGGCCGACCCCTTCGGGATCTCCGTAGGCCGGGCATAGGGCACCCGCCCTGCGCCGACGCTGCTTGTCTCTGCCGCCGTCGCCCGGCTGGTGTTCGGCATGTAGCGGTCAAGCGTCGAGACGAGATCCGCGTCCACCGCATGCGGCTCCTGCCAGCCCGAGGCCGTGGGGATGTCGCCCGACGCCGCCCCGGCCCGGTTGCTGTAGCTGATGGTCTTGGGTACACGCGGACTGAATCCGGCCCCGGCCGCGCTTTCCGCCTCGGGCATCCCGGCCCGCAACGCCGTCGCCGCCTTCGCCGCCAGCCCGATCTTGCCGGGCATGCGAGACGCCACGGCCAGCGCCGCACCGGGCACCTTCGAGAGGAGTTTCATGCCACCGCCGACAACCGCCGGACCGATGGCTCCCGTGGCCGCGTGCGTCATGAAGCTGCCGAAATCCTGCGGGGCGTTCGGATCCCCTGCCGCCTTGTCGGCCAGATCGGCCATGCCCTGCGACCCGGCCCCAATCGCCATCTGCGCCGGGATGGACGCGCCGCCGGTGAGCAGCGGGATGAGGCCGAACTGTGCGATGCGCGCGGCCGTGGGCAGACCCGTGGCCCCGCCGCTGATGAAGCCCTTGAGCGCGGCCAGACCGGGGTGCTCACTGTCAGCGAGGCCCGGATGATACCCGCCCTCGGCTCCGGACGCCTGATGCGGCACCGGGGTCCAGCGGGAGCCGTCCCACTCGACCGTCTCGGTGCGTCCGACGCGGCGTTCTCCAACTTGCGGCATGTGCGAGTCCTCTCGTTACCGGGGCTGATAGTTCTCGTCCGCGTACGGGTCCATCCCGCCGCCGGGGGCTTCATCGGGGTAGAGGTTGCCGCTGTAGGTCCGCAGCAACTCCTCAATGCCCTGCAACTGTCCGGCGAACGTCGGGAAGTCGCCGATGCCGCCAAGCAGCTTGTCGAAGCGTTCGGCCATGCCGCTGTTGCCCGCACCACGCGCTCCGGCGTGCGCACGCGCCAGACCGGAGCGCAGCAGGTCGGTGATGTTGTTGAACTCGCCGATCTTCGCGGCCGTGGCATCGCCCACGCCCATGAGTGAGCCTGCGCCGTGACTCGCGGCGAACTTGCGGATCGGGCCGACGACGGGATTGAAGAGGCCCTGCCCCTCCAGTTCCTTCGCCATGCCCAAGATGCCGGACTCGCCACCGGCCTGCTGGATGATCTTCAGCAGGTCGTGCGCCGTCTCGGCCATCTGCTTCGACTGGTTCGTCAGGCTGTGCGAATCGACGCCGCCCGCCGCCAGCGCATTGAGCACCTGCGACCGCTGCGCCGCCGGGATCTGCGAGAGCACGCCCCGGTCGATCTGCGCCTGCCGGACCCAGTACTGCAACGACTGCGGATCCAACTGGTTGTTGGGTGCGTCGTCGGCCTTGATCTGTGCCGGGATGATCTTCCCCTCGTTGGCGATGGCCGTCGTGCGCGCCGCGTTCTCGCCGCGCTGCCGCTCCACGTCAAGGGCCGACCGGTTGCGCATGCCTTCCTGCGCCAGATCGAAGCCGCCCTTCGCCGTGATGGGCGCGGTCGCGATGGCCGACTTGTCCGACACCTCGTTGCCGCGAATGAAGCTGTCCATCGCTTCGAGATCGGTCTGCGAGATGGATCCGTCTGCGTCCGCGCCGTACTTCTTGCCGAGCGCCATCGAGAGGCCCTGATTGCGCTTGATGTTCGGCGTGTAGGCGGCAGGCGACGGCTGCGCGGCTCCGAGGATGTCCGCACCCTCCGATCCGTACGCCTCCGCGTCCCCTTCCTGCATGCCGCCCGCCTGCAAGAACGCGGCGAGCGCATCGAGCGGATTCTTCGGCGTCTGGACCGGTCCGACCTGCCCCACGCCCGGATACATCGTGATCGGTGCCATGTTTACCCCAAACTGAACGGCTTCGGCTGCGCGGCCTTCCGCTGCGCCTCTTGTTCCTGCTTCGTCAGGCGCTTCTTGCCCTGCACCACGCCCACCGGGAAGCCAAACGCGTCGTACTGGTAGCCAGCGCCTTCAAGGCCCTGCATCGAGAGTGGGACGGTCCCCTTGGACGTGTCTTCCGGCAGCGCGAGGCCCGATCCGTCTACCTTGACCTGCCGCCCGCCCTCCTCGCCCTCTTTCACCGCCTCCAACCACTCGTTCCAGCCGCCATTGCTCATGTGCTGGCCGCGCCGGTTGAAGCCCTTGTTCATCTCGGCCTGAATCCGCTGCCCCACGTCCTGAATGTTGGCGATGGAGTCGTCTTCGGCCGTGTTGTACATCTCGGTGCGCTGCCGTGCCCGTTCGGCGAGGACATTCTTGTCCTTCGTCAGTCCCGGATTCCAGATCCCGGAGTAGTCCACCTGAAAACGCGGATCGTCATCCGATCCGGGCAGGTTCCAGTACTGCCGAGCCGACATTTTCTGCGTCCGGCGCTGGTTTTCGGCCGTGATCGGGTCCGTCATCGCCAACGCGGAGAGGGAAGGAGGTGTCGGCATGGGCAATCCTGTGAAAAGTCTACTCCAACTGGCCGAAATTAGGGCGTCCGGGCGTAAGAACGCGTCCACTTCAGCGTGCGCGCGCCCAACGCAGCGGGCGGCTGCTGAGAGCCAGCGGATCCTCGCCCCACAGATCGCGGTTGTCAGGAGTCAGTGCCATGTGGTTCACCCTCCCGGATTATACCGGGGAATCCTTACGGCTTAGGTCTACAGCGCCGGACCGCTGCGGATGTACATCCGGTTGAAGTCGAACGACTTGACCGACCCGCTCTTGTCGATGACCGCGAGGAACGGGATCATGCTGACGCCCGTGGGGATGTTGCCGGTCAACGTCTGCGGCGTGTTGTTGTCTACCTGGAACGACACGCTCGACGCGCTTGCGGTGATCTTCAGCGAGTAGAACGTCGTCGCGGCGATTGCGCCCAGGGAACTCGTCACGCTCTGGCTGCCCGCGCCATCGTTGGTGATGCCGACCCAGGTCGTGTCCGTGCCGCCGCGGTACGAGATGCACGCGAGGCCCGTCGCGGTGGGCGTGTCGGCATTCAACTGCGCGGCAGACACCGCGGTCGCGAGGCCGAACCAGTACCGGATGTTGGTGAGCACGCTCATCGTTCGCAGCTTCGCGATGAACACGACACCGTGATCGAGCCGCGCCCATGTGCTGCTCGTCTGTCCGAACGCGGCGATCTGGCCCGCGCCGGATCCCGCTGTCGCGACACGCACGAGCGCCGCCGTGTTGTCAGTCTGTTGCGTGAAGCTCGCGCCGGAGATCGAACCGACCGTCATGTTCGCCGTCTCAAAGACGGTCGTCGTCGAGCGCGCCATCGCAGTGCCCCACCGATACCCCGCGAGGAGCGTGTCGAGATCCGTGCCGCCCACGGTGGACGCGAGGGTCGCCCACGTCCCGTCTCCGCGCCAGAACGTGCTCGACGACGCGCTGGTGCCGGAGTTGAGATTTGCGACACCCAGGTTGCCCGTGACGCCGTTCGAGAGATCGACCTGTGCCCACGCGGGGTTGTTCGACGCGCCCGTGTTCGAGAGGTACCGCGTGGCTGTCGTGTTCTTCGCCAGCTTCGAGAGCGTGTTCGCGGCGCTGGCGTACAGCAGATCCCCCTGCGCGTAGGTGGACTGGTTGGTGCCGCCGTTCGCTTCGGGGAGCACGCCCGACACGCCCGTGGTGAGCGCGACCTGCGCCCATGCGGGGTTGTTCGAGGCTCCCGTGTTCGAGAGGTACCGCGTCGAGTTGGTGTCCTTGGCGAGTTTCGAGACGGTATCTGCCGCCGACCCGTAGAACAGATCGCCCTGCGCGCACGTCGCCGGGAAGATGCCGCCGCCCGCCGCCGCTTGAAACGTCGGGAGTGCGCCTGCGCCGTTCGACGTCAGCACGTACCCCGAGGTGCCGACTGACGCGATGGACTGGACGGCTCCCGTGCCGGTCGTGCCGCCGCACAACACCGCGTAGGCCGTGTGCGTGCCTGCGCCCATGCCGCCGCGCGCCACCGAGAGGGTACCCGTCCAGCCAAGGGTCAGCGTGACCCCCGCGATGGACCCCGTGACGTTCGTGTCGTTCACGACCGCCGTGACGCCTCCGCTGCTGCTACCGGTGGACAGATCGGCGATGTCGTCGGCCAGCCCCTGAAGGTCGTCGTACACCTCGCCGAACATGAAGTCCGCGCTCTGCAACCACGTCGGCAGACTCCGAGCCAGATCGGCGAAATCGCCAATCGGGGCCGCGTCCAAGACGTAGGGTTTCGAGCGAACGGCGTAGGCCACGGCTTATCCCGCCATCGACTGCGCCCCACCGAGCGCCTGCAACATCACCTGCAACATCTTCATCTGCCGGTCCTGCTGCGCGAGCGCCAGTTGCGCGTTCGCCTCTTCGTGCTGAATGTCCTGCCCGCGCTGCGTCAGGTCGCCCTGATAGCCAAGCTTCGCGAAGTCGCCCTTCATTTGCGCTTCGTTCACGGCGTTCTGGCGGTTCACATCGCTGGTGAACTGGCCCGCGTCCATGATGATGTCCTTCGTGCCCTGCACCTGCGCGCCGGACCCGAGCATGCCCTGCGAGCCGAGTTCGCCGTTGAGGGCGTCGAGGCTGGCCCGCGCCATCTGCCCGGCCCGGTCCTTGGCTGCGCCGAACGTCGCCGCATTGCTCGCCGTCATGTCCGGGGCGGCGATGTGCGCGATGTTGGCGGGCGTGCCGCTGCCCGACCCGGTACCGGTGCCTGAGCCGCCCTGTCCGAACAGTCCGCCGCCGCTATCGAGACCCGACAGCGAGATCCCGCCAAGCAGATCCTTCGCGCGCTGCGCCGTGGATGACGGCGTGCGGGTGAACTTGTGCTGCACCGGATCCCACTCATACCCGGCGGCGAGGGCCTGATCGTACGAGTCCGGCGAGGCGCCGCCCTTGACCCACGGCGAACGGCCCTTCATCTGCGTGTTGTAGTAATTCGTGTAGTTGGAGTCGCCAAAGACGTTGGGCATGATGTTCCTCGTTACCGCCGCCCGATGAGTGTCACGGGATCGATGGTGTAGCCGCGCAACACCACGTCCTGATCAATCGTGCTGTTTTCCATCACCAGTTGCATCGCCTTGCCGACGCCGATCCGGCCAAGCCGCTGGCGGCTCTTGGTCATATCGTACGACATTGCGGTCGTCGCCGTCATCTCGTCCATCTCCCCGACTGAGGGGGTGACGGTCAGCGTGCCTGCGTCCTGCACCTGCCCCATGATGGACATCTCGCCGAAGAACTTCTCGTCCTCCGGCATGTTCAGATCCAGTTTGTTGGACTGAATGCGGAACGCGATAGGGGCAATCCCCCAATCGTTCCGGGCGTCCTGCTGCTGCGAGAGGAACCCTTCGGCGGTTCCGATCATCGCGTGCTCCTGCTGGTCGCTGCCCGCCACGATCACCGAGGACGTCGGGCTGAACGCGGTCGTCAGGTGCGGACCCCACCACGAGTCGGTCGGGATGTCGTACTCGATCCAGCGGTCCACCACGTCGCTATCGGTGGACGCGAGGAAGAGGCGGTACTTCAGATGTTCCTGATCGAACTGCGCGAACGCGCGCCAGTACATCGCCTTGTTGAAGGTCGTGCCCTCGGTGAACCAGCCACGCACCTTGCCGTTGGTGATGCAGCGCACGCCGGACGAGTCCCACGTGTACACCCCGTCCCGCGACAGGAAGTAGGCGATGTCGTTGAACACGACCACCGACTCCTGCGAGATCACGCCGACCTTCTCGCCGCCGGGCACGGTGTCCGGCCGGATGTTGGCCCGTACGGACCCGGTCACGCCCACGAGCACGTCCCGCCGCGCCACCCCAAGCACGTTGCGGCGAGGGATCAGCGCGGTGATACCGGCCGCATCCTGCCCGTAGTGCGGAATCTTCAGCGTGTTGAGCGCGGACCATGCGTAGGACGTTCCGGCCTCCGTATACCGCAGGTCGTCTACGTCGTCGCGATCCACGCCCCACAACCGCCCGCCGAACTCCGCAATCAGGGTCAGGTCGGGCGCAGCCCCACGGTCCCCCGCCGCAACACTGGACAAGCTGGCATCCGACAGGTCGCTCGTGACCGTCGTGCCGTTGGTCATGTCGTCAATCCACGGGAAGTAGGTCGCGCCGAGCGTGACGGTGCGGTACAGCCGCGTGCCGATGAGCGTCACATCCGTCTCGGCGCTGGCATCGTAGGTCGCCGCCAGCGGCGAGGTGGTGACGGTGACGGCCGTGTCCATCGCCGGGCTGTAGTCGCTCTCGGCGATCACATTCCCGAGCGCGTCCTTGATGATGAACGTCTGGAGCGCCAGATAGGTGCCGCTCAACGTGCCGCTGCCGCCGTCCGCCAGCGCCACCGCGGTACCCGGCTTGTTCGGGGTCATCGGCGACACCCGGCCGTCTTCCGCGACGATCAGCGGGCGCGAGGGCGTGTTCACGACGCAGACGTACCCCTTGAACCGCGCGAACCGCGGGATCCGGTTGGACGAGAGCGTGATGCCAGACGGGATCGTCAGCGCCGACGACAACGCGCCGGTCGCGTTGACGGTCTTGAGCGAGTTCCCCGCCTGAATGAGTGTGAACGCCATCGGTGTCGCCTCGCGATTACGCCTGATTCATGCCGAAGAGGAGCGGGATGGGGTACGCCGTCGAAGGGGACGCCACGTCCACCGTCGCCGTCGCGTTCGTCCACGTCACGCCGTCTTCCGACCAGAGGAACAGGTTGGTGTAGGTGTTGATGCCGGACGATCCAATCGCGTAGAGGATCCCATCATCCACGAAGAACTGCAACGCCACCTTCGTCGCGGCCGACGTGCCGGTCCACCGCGAGGTGATGTTCGAGAAGCCGGGCACGCCGGTCGTGTCGTCCACCGTCGTCTGGTCCGCGCTCAGAATCGCCGACCGCGTGCCCGCGTTGAACCACGAGATGTACGCCTTGCCCTTGAAGTAGATGAGATCGTAGATCCCGGAGTAGGCGTTCACCCCCTCGGCGATGTAGGTCGCCAAGTCGCCGCCGGTGATCGCTGCCAACGACGCCTGTGACGTGCTCGCGATGGTGCCGTCATCGGTCAGCCCGATCCCGTAGAGGAGGCTGGTGTAGGTACCTGCCGAGTCGGAGATGGTGCCGAAGTACAGCACGTTCGCGTACGACAGCACGCACAAGGTAAACGCTTCGTTGTAGGTACCGAGCGTCACCGCATCCGTCACGATGTCCACAGGCGCCCAATCGTCCGGGATGGCCCGCCAGCCGAGCGGCAAGCCCCACACGCCGATCTCACCGGCCGATGCGGCCAGCGTGGTGTAGATGAGATTGGCCGCGTAGTACAGCCGGTTCTTCACCGCGTCGTACGTCATCGCGTAGGGCGTGGCCGCGATCACGACCGCGGTCCGCTTCTCGAAGGTCACGTGGTCGAACACTACGATCCGCCCCGTCGCCGTGGCGTTCCAGATGGAGTCGCGCACGCCGACAAAGAGCATGTTGTTGCCCCACGCCATCGAGACGACGACGCACTGGTCGTTCGGGTTCGACCGGTAGGTAATCGTGCCGACCTTCTGGTCGGTCTTGCCGTTGGTGCGACGAATCGTCACGGTGTTCCCGCTCGAACTCTCCGACGTCGCGAGCGAGTAGTAGAACCAGCCATCCACCGACAGCACACACGGCTTGCCCTTGCCGTACGAGGTGTACCCCATGTTCTGAATCATGCCGGGCGGGCCGGGGGACGTCGCGACGATGCTGGCGTTCTGCATCTTCTTGCTGGTGATGTACCAGCCGTAGCCGTCGTTCGCGTTGTTCGTGTCCATGCCGATGGCGATGATCCGCGCCCCGGAGAACAGTTGCGACCCCGTGTAGGCGCCTGCCCCGGCGGTCGAGCCGCCGTTGCCCACCCCCGTGCCGTCCGTGGTCCCGCCGCCGCCGCCCGTGCCATCGCCGGTGCCGGTGTGTGACCCCGTGGATCCGCCACCGCCCGTCGCCGGAGCGCCGCCCGTGCCCGCCACCGCCATGGGAATCCCACCGAGGATCGCTCCGGACGCCGACGCGTTGTTGAACTGCTTCTGCCCGAGCCGCTTGCGGATCGCGCCATACTCGCCCTGCTGCGGGTCGTGCATGGCATTCTGCGCCGCAAACAGACAGTCGTCCGGCAGGCCCGGTTCGAGCGGATTCACGTCGATGATGACGCCGGTCTTGCCCGGCGACATCACATCAATCTTGCCGACTCCCACGGGTTAGCCTCCGATGAAGTACTCGAACGTGGCGGCAGCGACGTCGCTGGTGAGGTACAGCGCGGTGAACCCGACGCTGCCCGCGGACGTCGCACCCCACAAGGCGATGGACCCGCCGGGGCCGATGATGGCGATGGTGGACTTCGCGCCGCCGGTCGGGGTCCATGCGAGGGTGATCTTCGCGGTCGCGTGCGTGTTCTTGAAGTAGAACTGCAACGCGGTCGTGAGGCCCTGCGGGAACGTCTGCTGGTGCTCCGCCGTGTCGCTCAGGTTCCCGACGCGGAACTCGCCCACCGATCCGTCATACGAGATGGCCCCGATGGTGCGGTCCACGATGTTGACGCCATTGACGTCCTGCTGGTTGACCCGCAGCGTCAGGTTGTTCTCAGAAACGGCCATGATGTCCTCGCGTTACCAGATGGAGCCGTAGCCTTGGAACATGTCCTCGACAATTTCCGGATCCTGTTCCTGCCGGGGCGTCAAACGTGTGAGCAACCGCTGCTTGTCGGCGGCGTAGACCGCCAGCCATGACGGGTCCGGCGTGCGGCCGTCCGTCTCCTTGGCCCGCGCGTAGGCCACGGTCCATGCCTTCAGGGCGTTATCGCTGTCGCCGGGGACGGGGTTGTTCGTGCCGTCCCACGCCAGCGTCGGGTTGTAGGCGATCCGCACCGGGACGTCCGCGTCGAGCATCGGCGCGATCCGGATGACGGGCGCTTCCTTCGGGGCACCGACACCGGTGATGGCGAAGAAGATTTGCCGCGACGTCAACGAGCCGGGATTCTGCGCGGACAGCGTGCGGGCCATCGCGAAGTCCGGGTGGTTGAACGGGCGCGGGGTGAAGATCAGTTGCCGGGCCAGTGCGGTCGCCGAGGTGTCGCGCGGTTCGAGCAGGAGGACACGGAAGCAGTCCTCCGGGACGCCCGAGATGGACGATGCGTTCGCCCGGATGACGGCATTCGACTCGTCCACCTTGAAGTAGTGGTCCTTGTGGAGATCCAGAATGGCTCCCCACAAGTCCACCGCGCCAAGCCGCATGATCTCCGTCAGTTCCGCATCGGACCAGAACCGCGCGGTCGGTTCGACCAACTGGTTCCGGACTCCGGTGAGGATGGTGCTGATGGTGGTTGCAGCCACAGAGGTACCGCCTTACTGGTTGGCCGACGTGTCGCCGATGTAGGTGACGGCCGTCTTGCGCTGGTACGCCTCGACGTGCACGATACCCGCCGCACCGGCTGCGCTGTACGCCAGCACGAGATCCTTGCCCTGCGTGAGCGGATACCCGGCGGCTCCGAAATCGAACTCGTAGTCCTGAATGCCGGGCACCGTGGCTTCCGAGGCCGGAACCGAGATAACGGCTCCCGGCACCGGCGTGCCTGCCGAGTCCTTGAAGGTCCACGTCTTTGCCGAGAAGGTGGTGACACTCACCTTGATCTTCTGGACGTAGATCGTGTAGTTGGCGTTGCGCACCGTCTTCAGCGTGGACGGCCCTGCGTTTCCCGTGGCGACCACGAGATCCGCGTCGATGCGCTCATAGTGCCGCCGGTACTTCTCGTAGTCGCCTGCCATCGGGTTACTCCTGCGGCGAAGTGTCGGCGGCGGCGTCGTCAACCGTCTCGACGCCCACCTCCAGCTTCGACAGATCGTTCACCGGCGCGTTCAGCTTCGCCAGCGTCATTTCGAGATATTGGGTGACACCCTTCGTGGCGTTGGCGTTCGCGATCATCTGCGTCACGCGGGCCTTCGCCTCGTTGATGTCACCCTCCAACCGTGCGAGTTGGTCCTGATAAATCTTCAGGTCCGCCTCCAGTGCCTCCCGTGTCATCATGCCTCCTGATGTGTCGCTGCCGATTACGAGAACGTGATGGCGTCGAAGTTGCCGCCGGTCTGACAGACCGCGAAGTAGTTGGTGCCGTCGCAGTCGATGATCACCTTGTCGCCGATCTGCGTTTTGCTGTCCATTAGTGTGATGGTTTGTATTGGCGTGCCAGCGGTCGCACCCGCGTCGGTGCCGCCGTTCAGATCCTTCGACAGCACGAGGCCGTGGATGATCGCCGATCCGGCCGCGATGGTGTAGCTCACGCCAGACGGAGTCGCCGTGACGATGAACTCGAAGTGCAGGCCCGCCGCCGGAGCAGGCAGGGTGCTCGCGAACTCGGTCTCGCTGTTGAGGAAGAACAGGGAGCCGGATTCCGCCGCCGCAATCACGTTCGCCGCCGCCACGACTTCCGTGAAGCGGGTGAACAGCGGGGCCGACAGGGTTTTGCTGGCGAGGGTCTGCGCGCCCGTGGCCGTGATCAGCGCGACGGCCGCTGCCGCCTTGTTGATGTACAGCACTTCCGACACGCTGCCCACGCCGAGCTTCTTGGAGCGGTCGGCGGCGCGCGCGAGAAATTCTGCGGTGGAGGCAAACTCTTCGATGTACTTGGTGGCCATGTGCGAGGTTCCTTCTCTGAAAGAGTGGGGCAGAGCCTCGGCCCTGCCCCATGTCGGTACGCCTTTAGCCGATGATCATGAACCCGTTGGGGCCGTCACCGGTCGTGGTGTCGGTGCCGCCCGCCGCCGTGGTTTCGGAGGCCACGACGACGCCGGTCGCCATGATGAGGCCCGGCTGGAAGATCATCGCCACTTCGTCGTTGCCGACGAGCAGCGGGATGGTGATCTTCACGTTCGCGCCGTTCGCGCCGCCCGCGAGGGTCGCCGAGTCGTTGATCTTCAGGTAGGCGTCGGTCGCGGTGTTCTGCTTCTTCGCGAAGATCGCGTAGATGGTGCAGCCCGAGGCCGAGACTTCCGGCACCGTCACAGCGTCCGTGGTGACGTCCGAGAACGAGAGGTACTGAAGGCGCGGGTTGCCCTTCTGCGTGGCGAGCCAGTTCTTGAGGGTCCGCAGGAACGCGGCCTTCTCGACCGGGGAACCCGACATCGACCAGAGCGCCTTGTTGACACGCTGCCAGACGAGATTTGCGCCTTCGAGAGACTTTGCAACAGTCATGGTCTACATCCTTGCTGCGAGGTATCCGGTACGAATCGTGTCCGCTGCTTTCACGTCTGCGATACCCGCGCGGCTGCTGTACATCTAGTCCCGGACGAACATCGCCACGGAGGATTCCTTTGGCGTGAACGATCCGGTGGGCATCGGCTTGGCGCTGCTCCGTGTGGGCTGTGCGCCTGCACGCCGCCCGGTGCGTGCTTGGTATGACCGCCACGCGTCACGCGCCCGGTGGTCAATGTCGTCAATCATTGTGGCACGTTTCCGTGCGGTCCGCTGCGCTTCCGTCTCTTCCAGCCGGGCGGCAATCACGTCTCCGCCGCCGTTCGCCACGGTGTCGCAATCCCGCAACCACTGGAAGATGCCCTGCTGCCGGATCGTGTTGCCGAGCATGTGCCGGACGTAGATCAGGTTGTGGTCCGCCATGATCGCGCCGTCGAGGCCCGCCGTCTGACGCACGGTGTCCTTGTCGAGACGGTTCAACTCCGCCATCGCGTTGGACGCCGTGCGCCGCCGGGCGAGGATGTACGCCATCCGGATCTGCGACGGGAAGACCACCAGCAGCGCATCGTAGTCGTGCAACTGCTGGAGCCACCACTGCGGCGGTGCCGCCAGCTTGAACGGGTTCGGGGTCTGAAGCCAGTTCGACAACATGGTCGTTAGACCTGCGCGCCGAACTTGTCACCGGCACCGGGCACGGGGGCCAGCGCCTCGTAGGGGTCGTAGCCGTTGCGCTTCAGGAGACGGACCTTGCGGCCCATGTCCACGCCCCAATGCTTGCCGTCGCGGTCCAGCACTTCGTATTCCTTGTCGGCCGCTTCGAGCACCTCGTCCGAGATCGGGGTCACGTCGTCCTTGGTGCCCTTGACGCCGACCAGACAGATGTACTTGTTCGGGTTGATGGGATGCTTGCTCCCCATCAGCGGGTTCTGCTTCTTCGCGTACGGGACCGCGACCAGCGGGAAGCCGGGATTCTCGCCCGGTTCGACCGTGATGTCTTCGCCGTCGTAGCGCACGTTCAGCTTGCGCGAGGTGCGGTTGATCAGCGTGACCGAATCTTTGAAAACGCCAAGAACACCCATGATGACCGTCTCCCTTGTCTCTCCAGAAAGGTGCGTGGGGTAACAATCGGAATGATTGTCACCCCACGACTTGTGTTGCGGGACGTCTTTACAGTTCGGGGACGACCACGAGGGTCTGACCCGTCACACCATCCCACCGCGCGCAGACCGCCGGGTTGCCGACGAAGTTCTGCTTGCGGGCGAACCACCACGCCTCGAAGGCATGACGGGCGTTGTCGCCGACACCATCACGCACGAGGATGGAGCCGTCTTCATCCACGAAGCGGCCGGGTTCCGCGACGTACTGCTTCGCGGACATGCGGTTCTCGTCGAGGAAGTAGACCTGATCGAGGCCGAGGGTACGGATGGGGGTCACGGGCACCTCACCCATCGTCACATCTCCGGCCGGATCCCCGAACGCCTTCGTGCCGGGGTCGGTACGGGCGTTGTCCTTGGCACCGGCGGTGTAGCGGCGATCCGCTTCCGTCAGCTTCAGGAACTCGCGGCGGACCGAGGGGTGCATCAGGAGACGGGTGACAGTGCCGCCCAACTTCTGATAGAGCACGTCGGCCGTGCGCTGCATGGCGTCGGTCGCGAGGGCACCGGCGGACGAGACGACGTAGCTCTTGTAGAGCGGGACGTTCGCACGCTGGATCTCGAAGTAGTTGGCGCGGTTCGTCGCGTCGTCGATCAGCGCCGGGAGGCCCCAGTACGCGTGCTCGTACGACGTGTCGAGGATGTCCGTGACGGACGAGTTCGCCACCTGCACGAGGTAGTCGTTGTCCGCCCACGCGGCGTTGATCGCGGCGTCGGCCGTGAAGTCGGTGCCGTCCTCGTTGACGGCCGTCACCTTGGCGATGCCCGCACGCAGCGAGCCGTCCGCCGGGTTGACCGCGCCGACGTACATCCCGACCTGAATGAAGCGGTTGCCGAAGTTGGTGCCCGCGATGTTGCCGGGGCTGTCCACTTCCACCGTGGTCGAGGTGCCGGGGTCGCCTGCGAGCAGGCAGAGGATGCCACGGCCGTCGCACGACAGCGCGAACTCCTCGCGGCGGGCGATGTCGTCGATGATGCGGGTCATCTCGTCCTTCTTGGCCGAGCGCCACGCGGCTTCCGAACTCACCGAGTCGTCCATCGACTCCTGCGTGAGGCGGACGCGCGCCATCATCTTGCGGACATGCACCGTGCCGTTCACGTGCCGCTGTGCACCGGCCCCCGCGAACGCGCCATCCTCGGCGACGAACATGGGAGACGGGTTACGGCCGACGTGCGCGGTGAAGGTGTGGCCCTTGCCACCCTTGAAGTCCACCTTCTCGGGCTTGAAGATGTCCCCGAGCGGGTTGGACATGTTCACGCCTTCGGCGATGCCTTCCTCGAAGACCTCCTTGTAGAGGCCGTAGACGGCAGTGGAGTCTGCGCCAGTGCCGGGAGACGAAGAGAGAGTTGCCATGACTGTTCTGGTCCTTTACCGCCCGAACTGAATGCCCATCTCCTTCGCGCGGTTCACGGCGAAGTCGAGGCGTTCGTCGAGCGAGTTGAATTTCGCCGGGCGATTGACCGACGAAACCACGGTGCGTCCGCCCCCGCTGTTGGGGACCGCACGCTGACGGTTGACGATACGTGAGGCGTTCGCCCGCTGACCGGGCTGCACCCACCGCTTGCTGTAGGCCGTCGCGAATTCGTCGAGCAGCTTCTTGTCTCCGGCTTCGTACCGCTGCAACGTGGCCGACTGGCCCTGCGAGCGGAGTTCCCCGTTGACGGTGCGCTTGAGCCATGCGGTGAACTGCGTCCGCACGTCGGTCTTCTGGTCGTCGTCCAGCGCCTCGACACCCATCGCATCGGCGATGCTGTCCGCGACGTAGCCGATCTGCTCGTCCGCATGACGCTGCCAGCCTGCCATCTGCTGCGCCTGCGTCTGCTGCACCTGATCGGGCACCTGAAGCAGACTGTCGATCTGCTCCTCGTTCAGTTCCGCCAGCTTGCGGAAGATGCCCATGCCCGGCAGGTTGAAGAACGCTTCCCGGACCTGTTCGGCCCGCTGTGCGTTCGGGTCAGTCGGTTCGACGCCCGAGAGCGCCCGCACCCGCTGCCGTTCCTGCTCAAGCTGCTGCTCCAACTCGCGTGCGCGAGCGGCCTGCGTGTTCACTTCATCGAACCGGTGCTTCGGAATCCAGTTCGAGCGGTCTTCCTTGTAGGTGTATGCCTGCGACCCGGCCTGTTGCGTCCCCGCCGGTTGGGTAATGGCACCCGCCTGCGAACCGTTCGGCTGTCCCTGTGCTCCGGACTGTGCGCCCGAGCCTGCCCCTGCGCCTGCCGCAGCGGCTCCTGCATCCGTCGAACTCCCGCCGCCAGACCCATCGTTGGACGCATCGTAGAGCGGGGAGAGTGTGAGTGTCTGCCAGAACTTCATGTGGTCTTATCCTCTTGGTATCGCGGGTGAGGGCCGCGTGACCGTGGCTGGCACGCTATGTGCTTCACGACTGCGACTGTAACACAACTGCACAAATCTGCAACTGTCAAGGGGCGAGATTCTTCAAGTCGGCCGGGCTGTAGGCCACCTCGCAATCGTCCCCATCCACCAGATCGAGAAACTGGAACGGCGCGACCTTGTTGATCGGGTCGGTCGGGAAGACGTTCCAGCCGCACGCCCGCAGGAATCCGGCGGCGAACGGCGAGCAGACGATGCCCGTCGTGTCGATGGACAGCCCGAGGAACGCCAGCAGGTCGAGCCAGCCGTAGGGCGCACCCCGCATCGTGTCGAAAAATGCCCGGCCTTTCGACAGGTCGAGCGGGTTAAGGGGCCGCAGCACCCACGCCAGTTCGGAGAGGCGGACCGGGTACCGATCCACCCCCTTGCCGTCGCGAGACGCCAGACTCCGGAACTGGCCGTCGTACACCTCGACATGCGACACGGCATGCCACGTCTTGATGGCGATGAGCCGCCCGTAGATGGACGCGGGGCGGTAGAGCAGGATGTCCCCGGCCCGGAGCCGCAGTTTCCCCACGTCCTCTGTCTCCTTTACGGTTTCCATAGGGTTCCCTTAGCCTCTCCTTAGCCCTGTCCGTTCTGGTTGAGGTACCGCTGCGCGCGGACCCGCGAGGCGATGGTCATGGCCGACGACGGCTTCATCTGCCCGCCACCCTGCTGCGTCCCGCCCGCTCCGGCGGACGTCGGCCCGACGCCACCCGCGTTGCGGTTCGAGTTCGCCATCTGCTGCGCCCGGCCGTGGTTGCCCTGCTGCTCCGGCTGGTCACCCGGTGTTGACCCGCCGGGCTGCGGCGGCGCACCCCCCTGCGTCTCGATCATCACCCCGCCCGCGTCGATGATGCCCATCTGCTGCTGCGCGAGCGCCGTGTCAATCTGCATCAGGTACGCCTCGATGAGTCCTTCCGCCGCCGGGTGCTGCGCGAAGACATTACGACCCCGATCCGAGAGGCACCACTTGATCAGTTCGTTGCGGTGAATCTGCGGGTTGTACCACCGCTTGTACTGGAGCGGTCCCGGCGGCTTCGGGGGCTGGCCGGTCATCGCGGCCTGCTGCGCCTCGATCTGCGCCTGCTGTTGCGCCTGCGCAATAGCCTGCGGGTCCGCCATGAACTTCTCGAAGCGGTCCATATTCATCCACGCCTCTTGCACCTGCGCATCGACAGACGGCATGAGGCGCTGCTGCCCGAACTTCTCGAAGATGGCGATCTTCTGATCCGGGTCGGACGGGTCGATGAGGCCCAACTGCGCGAGATGGTCGATGGCGGCGCGTTCGCCCAACGACGTCTTCGGGGTCATCGTCCCGTCTTCGATGATGATCTCGACGTTGCCCTGCAAGTCCGCCTTCTTGAACGTCTCGAACGCCCACGCCTTCGTCGGCTGCATGACCGCACGCGTGCGCGACTCTTCGCCGAACTCGCGCTCGATTTCGAGGGCGTCCTTGAACCAGCCCTTGTAGGCGCGACCGCGTTCCTTGTACGCCGAGGCGTGACGGCCGGTGGCGCGTTCGTAGAGGAACGACATCGCCGCGTAGGCTTCGGTGCCGCCCGGCTTCTCGCCCTTCATGATGTCGAACGTGCCCATCAGTTCCTCTGCCTCCTGCTTGATGAGGCCCCGGTAGGCGAAGACTGAGTTGTTCACGCCCTCACCGGGGATGCGCTCCGGCTTGGCAGTCCCGTTCCCCACGAGCGGGTTCCACTTCACCACGAGGCCGGGTTCGCCGGTGAACTTCTCCACCTCGGCACCCTTCGGCTCCAGCCAGATGGGATTCGCCATGCGGCCGATCACCATCAGGATGTGCGAGTCCAACTGGTTCAACTGGTCCTGCTTCTGGATCGCCGGGTCGATGAGCGACGACCCGAAGATGCGGCCACCGACGTGCTCGTACCGCGCCATGTGGAACGTGAAGAGGGGATTGCCCTTCGCATCCTTGTAGGGCAGCGGACCGGGCAGTCCTTCCTTCTCGCTGTGGATGATCGTCGGGTTCGCGTCTCCGGCGATGCGGATGACCTGTCCCTCGGGGAAGTCCGCGCACGGCTTCACCCACACGTCGTACTCGACGCTGCCTTCGCTGTCGCTGTTCGCGCCGCCCGAGGCGAAGTACGGCGGCGTGATGCCGGTGTCCGACTGGAACGGCAGGGTCTTGAAAATCTGCATCGTCCGCTCTTGCGGCGTCTTGGCGAACTGAAGTGTCTTGTCGTACTTCATCGCCCGCATCTCTTCGTCCTGCTCGTAGTGCACCTTGTCGCGCCACCGCATGCGCACGATGTAGGGCACGTCCTCGAAGTTGTCGTACATCAGCGGGAACGCAATCTCGAACGGCGAGAGCGCGTAGGTGATGCCCTTCGCTTTCGGGATCTCCTGCTGCTTCGGTGCCCCGGTCATCGGATCGATGGTCGGCGTGAAGTCCATCGCGCCACACGACGGGCACTTCTGTCCGGCGTCTGCGATCTCGTTCTGTGCGAACTCCTCGCCACACGCGGCACACGTCTCGTAACCAATCGTCTCGACGCCGTTCTTGCGGTCGTACGACACGGCCGTATGCAGCCACGCGTTGCCGGTGGTCAGCATCCAGAAGTCGAACGTGTTCATCACCACGTCCATCTGGTGTTCCTCGTGCAGGATCGGCGCGTAGTCGTCCGCCACGCCTGCCGTGATCACCGCGAGGTTGTCTTCGCCGATGGGCCGCGCGTTCGCGCCGTAGTTGATGCTGGCGAAGTTCGCCCGCACCGACTGCACGCCTTCCTTCAGGATGTTCGTCACGGGACGCGGCACCCACTTCGCGAGACGCTTGTCCTGCCACTGTCCGCGCCGCGAATCGTAGTAGATCCACTGGCGGTTCAAGAGGTACCAGATGTTGCGCATCCACTGGCGCTCGAAGATCCACCGCTGGTCGAAGCACTCCTTCTTCCACCGCTTCCACATTTCGAGGAGTTGCGGATCGGAGAACCCCGGCTGCTGCGGCATCTGCTCGATGCCCGGACCCGGCTGCGTACCCGGCATCTGCGCGGGCGGGCCAGACGTGCCCATTGCGCCGTTCCCGTCAGGAATCATGCCTGCCATGCTGTCCCTCTCTACTTGGTGTAGACGGCCGACCCGTCATCGTCGTGAACGATACCCATGCGCGCCGCTTCGTCGTCGCCCACATCCTCGAACGAGGGCATGGTGCCGAAGTCCGGCAGTTCCATCTTCGACAGCGTGCCCGGCCGTGTCGGTACAATCTCGGGGACCGGGAGCACCACGCCTGCGGCCTTCTGAAGCAGGACCGCGTTCTGCTTTTCGAGGGCGTTGATGCGGTGCCGCATCCAGTCGATTGTCATGTCGTCCTTCGCCTTCTGCCCGAGCAGATCGGTGTTCTGCGTGATGAAGTGCTCACGCTCCTCCCGGATCTTGACCCACGACTCGCGGTGGAACGCGTTCTCGGCCTTCAGGTTGTCGTAATGCTCGCGATGAATCCACATGTCCGTCTCCTCCCGTTACCCGAGTCCGTAGAACCCGGACTCGCCGTAGTACTCCCCCGTCTCCTCGGGGTTGCCATAGAAGTCGCCCACCGGGTATTCCTTGTTCGCCGGGGTCAACTCCTGTCCGCCGTCCCCCTTGCTCAGGCGCATGTTCCGCTCAATCTCCCACCGCGTCCGCTCGTCCAGCACGCGCAAATCGCGGCCGTCGTGCAGCAGATGGACCTGCGGGAGTGCGGGCCACGTCATCAAGGCATAGCGCACGCAGTCGGGCAGTTCATCCTCGACTTTATACACCTTTTCGCGGTCCTTCTTCTCGCCGGACGGCAGCTTGTTGTCCGCCCACCGCAACTTCTTCAGTTGCTCGAAGAGACGCGGGCAGGTGTAGGCCACCTTGAACTGGCCGGTGTAGAGCCACGAGAGGACACGCTGAATGCCCGCGACCTGATCGTTCTCGGCGGGCGCGACGTGGATGCCGTGCGCGGAGAACTCCATGCGCAACTGCGCTTCGTTCCGGTTCGCGGCCCACATGATGTTGTCGGAGCGCGGGAACGTGGACTGGATGCCGCCGAGGTGCGTGGTGAACGCGCGCATGCGTTCGAGGTACTCGGCGACGGCAACCAGCCCCTTGTCCGTGACGACAATCGCCACGCCGCCGAACGGGTGGTCCGCGCCGGAGTCGAGGCCGATGATCATGCGGCGAGACGGGTCGATGCGGGGCCACTCGGGGATCCATTCGGCCACTTCTGCCGCGTTGTCCAGCCGTGCGGTGTCCAAGTAGTCACCGTAGACCGATCCCGTGAAGTTCTCGCGCTCGCCTTCGTATTCCTGCCGGAACAACTGCGGCGGCATCGACATGCGCGCTTCTTCGATTTCCGCGCTGCGGTACGCCGCCATGTAGGGGTTGTCGATGGTGCGCCACTTCGCCGCCCAAAAGCCCGGCTTCTTGTCGATCAGTGCAGGCTTTTCGATGCGCTCGTATGTCCAGTCGTAACCGTCCACCGATGAAGTGAAAAATGCGGCACCGCCAAAGTCGGTGAGGGCGGGACGGAAGTAGTCCCATCCCAACTCGTTGATGAAGGCCGCTTCGTCGAACCACGCCCAATGCACACCGACGCCCGCGTGACCACGGTCCGGGTCATCGAACGAACGGAACTGCACCATCGCGCCATTGACAAGGGTCAACTCCATGTTGTCCTGATCCCAATTCGCGCACCACTCGCGCGGGATCAGCTTGAAGAGAGTCGGCATCGTGGCGTCGTGCAGAATCTTGTAGGTCGGTCCGATGACCCACCCGAGCGAGTTCGGGACCAGCATCTCCTCGCGTGCCCCGTGCGCGCCGACCACACTCTTGCCACCACGACGTCCGGCGAAGCAGCCGAGGCGACGGAAGACACGCGGCGCGGTCATCGTCTGCTCGCGTCCGCACGACGGGCACCGGAACAGGCCATCGCTGCCGCAGAACCCGATCTTCTTGCAGCACGGGGCAAAGCGCATCCGTCGCGCCTTCAGGAACTCCTGCTGGTACGGGTTGTAGAGGAGGGGCTTCTGACAATCCAGCCCGATGTTCGGCGGCAGTCGCTTTGCCATTACGCCTTCTGCTTCGGTTTGTAGTCGCGGTGGAACTTCGAGGCACGGAGTTGCCGCGACACTTCATCCACCATCACGCGTGATCGGTGCTGACCCTCTTCACAGCCGACCGCGATCACCTGCTTCGGGTGCTGCTTCGCGTAGTCGAGAATTTCCTGCATGCGCGCCTTGAACCAGATGGACTTGGTATCGTGCGAGAGATCGCGAATGTCGAACACCTTGCTGGCGTTCGTCGGCACCCCTTTGCCGTTCTTGAAGCCGAAGGACAGAATCATTCGCAGCCGCCCACCAGAAACTTGGCCTTCGCGACGTCCTCGCCGTTCACCACGCACCACGCTTCCTCGACGCCGCAGGGCACGCGCGTGAACACCATCTGCCGGACCGAAGGGGCGTCCTCTCCATTCAGCGGCTCGATATGCGACGTGTAGCCGACAATCGCGATTTCGAGTTGGCGGTTGCGCGCATCCTTCGGCACCTTGCACGTGACGGTCAAAGAGCCGCCGGGGGAGAGGACGTTCGGGGAGACACGCACCGAGACGCGTGGCGCAGTCAGGACGACCGCCGTCGCAATGACGAACGCGACGAACGCCGCATCGAGACGCGCCACGTGCACGTTACGCTTCCTTTTCGAGCGCGCGAAGAGACGCCGGTTCGCGGGACTCGGACTGCTCCGACTCCTTGCGTTCCTTCTTGTTGTGCGCCTTGACGAGATCGAAGGTCGGCTTCTTCGTGGCCTTCTTCAGGGCGGCGTCTTTCTTGTCACCCTTCTTGAACGGGACGAACGGCATGATGTACCTCTACCTCTGTCGCGCAGCGTTGCGGGAAGACGATGCCGGGCAGGATCTCCGGCTCCGGGGCGGACGGTTGTGTGCGCTTCACGCGCGGCCGTTTACGCGGACGGCGGGGTTGGCGTGCTGTCTTTGGCATTGTGTGCTCGCAGCGCCTTGATACCAGCGCCGACAGCGGCGTTGAGCAGGTCTACGACCTGATCGGGATGCTTCTCGACGTAGCCGAGGAGCAGTTTCAACAGCAACTTACCCATGTGCGTCTCCTAAATCTGTCCCGGTCCGTACAGCACGAACAGGATGCCCGAGATGACGCTGGCAACGGCGTACGCCGCCGCGCCCACGTAGTCCCACGCCGACGTGGTGTAGCACGACTCGGCGAGCAGGTCGATGGCGAACAGCATGGGGATGGTCAGCATGACTACTCCTGATCCGGCGTCTCGATGATCTGCGCGTCGATGGGGACGTCGGACCCATACACGCCGCCGACCGTGCCCGGCCGGACCTGAATCGGGGACTGCGCGGCGACGTGCTGCGGCAGTTCCACCTGCACCCGGAGCGCGAAGCCCACGGCGATGTTCTGGTCGCCCTTCACGACCTGATGCGCCTTGAAGAGGCCGAGGCCCTTGGCGGCTTCGATGGTCATGTCGCGTGCGCCGGACGTCAGGTGCCCGTCCTCGTTGCGCTCGCCCAAGACCGTCTGCACGTTCTCCACAACCTTGTCGGCGACCGTGTACTCCAGCCGGTCGTTCGGGTCGTCGAAGCTGGCCGAGTTCAGCCAGCCCTTCTTCACCGCGCGCTTGAGGTACGTGCGGATGGTGTCCTGCGAGTAGCCGAGCGTGTCGGCCACTTCCTGTCCGTTCTTGCCCTGCGCCCGCAAGGCGATGGTCGCCATGACGGTCTTGTAGACCTTCGAGTCCTTGGGCGGCTTCGGCGTCCGCATGCGCGGCTTGTGAGGAGACACGACGGCGACAGACGCACCTGTAGTGGCCGGGACCGGGGAGGGCGGTGCCAGCACGCCGCTGGAGGGGGCGGGGAAAGTTACAGGTGCCGAGTCCGTCATGCGCGTCGTATCTCCTCGAACGGAGTCTACGAGGATGGTACATTTTGTGCAAGGGCGAATCGCCGGAAGGGCAGACATGGGTTCAGCAGCAGCAGCAGACTTGGAACAGATGTTCGAGCAGCAGATGGTACGGGTGCGGGGTGTCCTCCAGCGGCACGAGTCCCGCGTCTCGCGGCGGCGCAAGGCGTTCGCCCGGGCGGTCCTCAACGAGGTGGGACTGGACAGCAAGATCGGCCTGTTCACGGGCGGGCGCATGGGCGGGCGGTGCATGCCGCTGGCCGAGATGGACGGGGACCGCACATGAAGATTGGACCGAAGGACTTCAGCAAGGCCGAGATTCACGACATGGCGATGCAGTTGATCGCCGAGACGGGCCAGCCGCCCAACCTGATCCGGCAGCGGCTCGCGGCGCAAGGGCTGCACTGGCAGATCCCCTACGTCCGGCACGACAACTTCCGGGCGCGCACCCGGCGGCTCAAGGCGATGGGCATGAACATCTGCCTGTCCTGCGGCAACGGCAAGCGGATCGGGGCACCGGCCTGCGACACCTGCCTCGCGAAGAAGTGGGGTCCGGACGAACCGCTCGTCTCCGGGTCCATCGTGCTCCCGTAACCATACTCCAGCAGTCCCACCTCACCACCCACACCAATATCCGGAGGCAGTCTAGCCGCTGTCTCCGGCCCTCCAGACGGTCCGATCCCTCGATTTCCTCCCATATTCTCGGATCTGGAATGCCCGCCGCCCCTACGGCCGAGCTAACCATACTCCCTTCTCTATATAGTAAGCACACCATACTAATAGGCATGCTCACAGGAGTATTAGTGTTGTAATAAGAGGTAAAGCTTTAAGAATCAATACTTTAAGTCCTCTATACAGATTCTTTCATCTGTATTGTCATACCGTACGTCTCCGCAGCCGCTTGGAGGACTCCCGCAGGGTACGTACCGCTGAAGCGCCGCCCGCTCCCCACCCCGACCTTCCCTCGTCTCGTCCGTCCGGCCGTCCGGCATCCCGTACGGGCTTCCTGTACGTACCGCTGGAGCGCGGGAGCGCGTCCCGAGGCCCGATCCCGCTGCCCGCAAGTCCTTCTGCCGCAAGGACATAGCGAAAGGACGGCGAACCATCTCCCTAGAAAAATTTTCGAGGAGTGACCGAAGCCCCTCCCCGCCGGTGTCCTCAAAAGAGGGCATGCCTACCGGGGGGTGTCCTGTTTGGAGGACAGGTGTCCGCGCGCCGCTGTCCTCTTCTGAGTACGTACGTACACAGGTACGGGCCGCTGTACGTCCTGTCCACCATTCTGGACACGCGAGCGGTGACGGTCTGGCGGTCGATTGTGCCGGGGATCGGGGACGTCGGCGGACCTAATGACGGTCCGGGGATATAGAGGACAGGATCGGCGGGGGATCGGGTACTAGTACGCTCGCCAGCGGGGACGCGGACGGCGGAGGACTGGCCCGTTGTGGCGGTCTGGCGCGCGTCTGTACGTGCAAACGGCCGGACAGTACGGATGTACTGCCCGGCCGCGTACGCGTCTGGCGCGGTCTATCAGTCGCGCGGATCGGGACCGGTCACACGTCCCCCGTCCGACTGGCGCGGCGTGAGACGGACCGCGCGGATCCGGATGTCCGATCCGTCGTCGGCCGTGAACGTGAACGGCAGGAGATCCGGCCGGACTGGCAGACGGAGTGCGTCCGCCTGCGCGGAGGACAGATCCCCGGACGGAGTGACGTACGACGCGCCGATCTTGATCATGTACATGGTGCTATCCCTTTCGCTTGCCGGTTAACGTCTGGCCGTCGCATGCGGCAAGGAAACGCGACGGATCGAAGCGGGGATTATCGGCGCGGAACACGTCCGCATACCGATCCCGGATCGTAGCAATGGTGTCGAGTGCGAACAGATCCCCGGCCGCGAGTGCGGCGGTACGCTGTCCCGCGAGTAGTGCGGCCGTGTCGGTGTAGTGTCGCCGTTGGTACTTCGGACGGACCGCCATTAGTGCACGTCCTTTTTCGCGTGTAGCGTGGCCTGCACGTCCGCGTACGTCTCAGACAGGAAGATCCCCTGCCAGCGTTCCACACGTGCGGATCGGTGCGTCCGTTCGCAGTCCAGACTACAGAACGTCGGCCAGTCCTCCGCGTCCGACTGGTACGGATCGAATAGGCACGTGCAGTGCTCGCACTCGGACGTGCAGGACATGAGATTGTCGTACCGCCGGGCGGTACCTTGCGCGGGCGCGGTAGACGTCGAAACGGACCGCGTACCGGTCCACCGGGACGGCCAGTATCCCCAATCGTCCGGATCGATCTCGCCGGGTTTACGCTCGAATACCAGACGCGCCAGATCCGCGCCGATCATGGCGTCCGCGAGTGCGAACAGGTGCGGTACGTCCTGTGTTTCGCGCGTCGTGTGCTCGTTCTGGTAGCCAACGGACACGTTAGTACAATCGCCGATGAGATCCGTATAGCTGGCACTGTCCGTGAAGATCCCCGCGTCACATGGCGCGTATCCCGGCAGTCCGGCCGCGTGGAGCACGTCCGCGAGCGATTGCGCGAAACGATCCCCGGCCGTCCGTCCGGACATCTGGTGTGTAATCACGTCGGCCGTACCGCGTCGGTCGAATGCGATACAGGCCAGATCCCCGGCGAACAGTTCGGGCGCGTCCGCTGCGGCATTCGACGATCCGATCCCGCCGCGTTCCTCCGCGTGGTGGAACACGTAATGTCCGGGTACGCCCGCGCGCATCATCTCGGACATGATGAAGATCCCGGCCGTGCAATCCGCGCCGAGACAATTGGATCCCGCGCGTATGGCCCGTTTGGACAGACCGATCGTACCGCCTGCAATGTGCACCGATTGACGGCCGGACGTGCGGTGTACGGTGTCCGTATGCGACGAAAACATGATGTACGGGCCGTCACCGATGTACGCGTGTAGGTTCCCGAATGCGTCCGGCGTGACGTTCCCCGGCAAGGTTTCGATGTACTTGAGACGGAACGCGCGTTCCGTGTCACTTCCGGCCGGACGGCGGTACGTGAGCATGTCCGCGAGCACGGCCAAACGGGCGCGGTACGACGGACGGTTAGAATGCGACATTGGGACCGATCTCCGTGCAGATGTTCGGCAAGGTGTACGAGAAGGTAGACGCGGGCGCGTCCGTGAATGTTCCCGGCGAGACGTTCGGCACGTCTGGCGCGTCCGGCGAGTCGAGCACGGCCAGCAGATCCCCGGTACTCTGGCAGCGTGGCAGACGTCCGCACGTCGGACAGGCCGGATCGTTATCGCGTGTCGCGTCCTCCGGATCGTATGCCGCTTCGCAGTGCTCGCAGTAGACGTACCGGTCGGCGCAATCGCTACACAGATCGGCGCGGTCCGTCCGCTTGCGTTCGGCTGTCTGTTCGTCGGTGTACTCGTTCGCTTCGATCCACGTGTGCGAGCATTTCTCATCGGCGCACGTAGACGTATGGGCGGACGTGCACGACTCGCAGCATTGCCCGATCCCGTCAATGTCCGTGAAGTCCTCCGCATGCGGGTGCGTGGTGAAAAACATGTCGCCGCAGTCGTCGCACGATACGCGGCCGTCCTCGCACGACTGGCAGTACTCGTCAGTCCCTTCCTGCGACTCGTCGTACTCGTTCCCGCAATGATCGCAGGTGCGGTAGTCGTTCCGTTCGTCGTCGTAATCACGGCAGTACGACGCGTACCCGTCCGTAGACTGTACCGCTATCGGTCCCTCATCATCGAGTACGAGATATTGGCCGTCCTCCGACGCGCGGGAAATATGATCGATGTACGGACAGACGTACTGCCGTTCGTGGCGCGAGTGCACGATCTTCCGGATCCGTGCGCCGTAGGGCGCGGATTGCGTGTACCCGTCACGTTCGAGTAACACACGGAGCGGTCCGGTACCGTAGATCCGCGTATAGGTTTTCTCGGACGGCCAGATAATCGCGCGTTGTGACGCGGCGTGCAGATCGCCGAAATAGGCGAGTGCCAGATCGGGAGAGTCGCCATAGGCGCGCGACGGATGGATCTCCGTGCAGTAGTCGCCGATCCTGTGAGACATACACGACGACGGACCGCCGAGGTAGACCGCTTCGATTTCGTCCGCGTCCGTCGTCGTCTGGTAGACCGCTGCCACGTTAGACCGCGCCACGTAATCGGCGATCTGCTCGGCTGTGAGGACGTTTCCGTAGAATCGCGCAAGGTACTTGCCCGGCTTTAGGCGGATCTGTCGGTCCGCGTACCCGTGTTCATGATCTGGCGTGTATGCGACCATGCCGGGCGTATCAATCGACAGGTGCGCGAAATGGTGATAGTACGCGTGCCCGTCGTTCCCTTCGATCCCGTGCCACGGTACCGGCAAGTACGCGCCGCGTCTGAAGCGGTCCGACTCGCGGTACTCATACGCGCGGCGTTCCTGCGGAGTCGCGCGGTACGACACCATGTAATCAGTCGTTCCCGCGTCCGCCATTGCGCGGTACGCTTCCTCACGTGTGCTGTAGTCGCCGAGGACGTCACCGGGAACAAATGGTGTCCAGTCGTCGTCGGCCTCATACGGGGGATCGGTATCTCGATAGTCCCAACCGTACTCGCCAATCGTGCCGGGGATCCGAGACTCGACAGATTTACGATGCACGTAGTACGGCATTAGCGGATCCCCCGTTCGAGCAGTGCCAGAAGATCGGCGAGCAGTGCGGACGATCTCCCGGCCGTCACAAGATCGGCCAGTGCGAACAGATTGATCATGATGTAGAGCACGACGACGGCGACGACGGACGGAACGGATCCAAGCATGACGGAATACCTCCGAGCAGAGTATCGGCACGGGACGTGCGACACAGTAGCGGGAACAAGTGAAGCGAACGACGGACAGAGCACGGAAGACGGATCTGCAAACGGACGGCCAGCGTAAAGCCACGTGCAGATGCGAGACAATCCGCGCCGAGGACCGGCCGGGAACGGATCCGAAATGGGGAACTTTTGCGCGCGGAGTGCGGATTATCCCGGTTTTGTCTAGACTTCCGGCGACTACCGCGCCAGACTGTGCAATCGCTGGCACTCCCGGCCAGATTGTGCAAGCGGGTGCAAGGACGTGCCGCATCGGGCAAGACCGAGCAAGGCCGTGCAGTCCTGTGCAGTGACGGGCAGTTCTGTGCAATAGCAAGCAATTCTGTGCAACGGCGTGCAGCCACGTGCAGTTCTGTGCAATTTCGTGCAGAAGTGTGCAACGGCGTGCAGCGGCGGGCAATTCCGTGCAGTCGTGGGAAACCGCGAGCAGAAATGGTTGTCGTAGAGGTTGTCGTAGAGGTTGTCGTAGAGGGTCCGGAACATTGTCGTAGAGGTTGTCGTAGAGTATCTACAGGAGACACAATGCAGACACACACACAGACCGCACCGCAGACCCGCGCGAGACTACACACTTACACCGCGTTCGAGCCGGTCCGCATGCCCGGCTACCCGCCCCCGGTCCACATCATCCACGAGTTGATCGAGTCACAGATTGACGTGCGACCGGCCTCGCTCCGCACCTACGTCGAGCGGGGTGCTAATGTCGAGTGGGAGGGGTGCTAATGTCCTCCGCGCAGAAGGAACTACGGGACTTGCTGAAGGCGACCGGAGCCGTGCTCGTACGCACGCGCAAGCACCAAGTCTACAAGCTGCCATGGGGCCAGACGTTCACCCACGCGTCCTCGTGCTCGGACTCGGCCTATGGCATGAAGAACGCACTCGGCGACTTGCGCCGCATCATCCGGGAGAGGGAGAGGACATGCTCAGGATCACCGTCACCAAAGGCGGACAGTTCCTCGACTCGTGGGTCGAGCGGGAAGTAGGCTTCGACGTGAACATCTTCATCCGGGAGATGCGCCTGCACCACTACGGCCTCGACATCGAGAAGCTGGACTTCCGGCGGGTAGACTGGCACGCGGTCACACGCGGGCGCGACTACATCGACCGGGCAGACGTACCGCACATCGTCACAGCAGGGGAGAGGGACCACTAATGTATTTCGTGATCTATCGGGAGGGCGGGATCGGCGAAGCGAAGCTGGTGCCGGAGACGGTCGAGGACATGGGGCGGGCGCGCACCATCGCGGAGAAGGTACTGACGGAGGATCCGCGGCGCACAGCCTACATCGTCAAGGCGCAGGAAGCCGTGAAGACGGAGATGAGCATCCTGTTCCGCGTCGTCTAATCGGTATGGGTGAGGGCGTCTGTTCAGCGAATCGGGCCGTTCAACAATAATGAACCACACCGATTCCTCGTACGTCCTCACCTGTCCTCACAGCCGGGTAAGTGCTTGATCTTCTAACAGTAGACGGCCCATACTGATTCCTGCGCTCCCGCGAGCACGCCTATTGCTATGGCATGCTTACTACAAGAGGGAGTGTGGTATGGGTGGGCCTCGGGAGGGCATCTAATGTCAGCACGCACGTACGCACAGCGAGATCGGGATGATCTGATCCTGTTGGGCGTGGTGATTGTCGTGGCGCTGCTCGTGGGCGCAGTCGTGTCGTGGAACGTGAGTCGCTTCCCCGCCACCGTGGAGAACGCGAAGCTCGATGCGGTGAAGCACGAGCGAGAGGGGCGCGTGCAGGCGGCGAAGCTGGCCTGTTGGGAGATCGGGGGGACGCCGGTACAGTCTTTGCAGAACGGCGAAGTCATCCTGTGCGCGATCTCCGAGAACCCCACGTGCCGGGGCTGTGGCACGAAGCAGAGGCGCTAGACGGATGGCCTTGACCTACGAACAGATCCTCAGTCGTCAGCCGCTCTCGACCACGGCAGGCAATCGCGCGGTCGCGGCAGAGTTCGTGGTGTTCCTCACCACGCAGATCGAAGGCGCGGGCCTTGACGGCTTGACCACGGCGCAGAAGAACTATCTTTACAAGCTGCGCGCGAAATGGCAGCAGCGGGCCGCTGGCCTTGACCTGCGCTGGAACGTCTCCGGCTCGCGCCCCGGCCAACCCACCAAACGCGCCCTGAAGGACAGCAAGCGGCGCAAGGGGCATGACCCCGGCGAGGATGATCCGTTGTTCCAATCACTGATGCGGAAGTACGGCACACCGCTCGACGGGGAGAACTAAGTGGGATGGCACGACTACAAAGGGAAGTACGACCCCGCTGAATTTGTCGTACCCCCTGAACTGGAGAAGGGGAAGTCGCAGCGGATCCAGTGCTACATCCAAGCGGCACACTACCGGCTGTTGAACATCGTGTCACGCAGCGGGCACTTCCCGTTCGAGGAGCGCAACGACGTCATCCGCTGGTGCATCAAATTCGGCTTGCAGTATCTCGACACGCTCGAACCGGCGAGCCTGCGCAGCGTGATGTCCCAAGCAAACATCATGGAGCGGCACAACGCGAATCAGATCGCGGAGCAGACGTTCCTCAAGTGGCTGGACAACTCGCGGAATGTGGTGCAGGGGCACATCGGGCGCGGCGATGAAGGGGCCGCGAAGGAAGACGTCGAGTTCTACTACCGCGAGGTGATGAAGATGCCGGATGAACCGGATCGCGCCTTGCGGTGGAAGTTGAAGTATCTGGAGGCGCTGAAGGACAACTTCGGGCGCTTGCTACCAGACGCAGAAAGGAAGTAGCGATGCCACGGGTTCCGGGAGGGAAGCCGTCACCACGCGAGCGGAATCGGATCAACCCCCAACGGCGCTTCGACTTCGAGGCGGGCGAGGTGCGCTGGTTCGATGAGGTGCTGGCGCAGCCGCCGTTGTCGGAGTACTGGCGTGATCTCTACGCGCAGCAGGTGCAGGCGTACGTGCAGATGGGGCCGACCTACAGCATGCTCCAGCGGGCCGAGGAACCGATGTTCCGGGCGCAGGGACCGACTGTGGCGGGCGAACCCATCACCATCGAGCGCATGCGGCGGGGCGCGGCGCGGTCGATGCGGGGCACCGTCACGGGTCGTCATGTACAGCCGCCAGACATCCAGCGGCTCGGCCCGTATGAGGTGCACTATGCGCCACGGGGCGGACGCGTGGTCGCGCGGCTGGAACAACGGGAGCGCGAGATCCGTCAGAGGCAAGAGGAGCAGATGTTGCGCGAAGAACGGGAGCGGCAGGAACGGGCACAGGCCGCACAGGCGCGGGATCGCGCGGAGCGGTTCAGCCACGGCTTCTCGTCACACATCTACTTCGTCAACCCGGACGAGTGGACCTGATGCCGCCCACACCCGCAGCCTTGCCCGCGCCGGTCGATCTCGGCTTCCCGGCGAAGTTCACGAGTTGGTACGCCGACCAGATCCGCGCGATTGATCTGGCCGTGATGTCCAAGACGCGGTTCATTGCGCTCACGATGCCCACCGGCAGCGGCAAGTCCGTCACCGGGATCGCGAGTGCCTTGCTTCACGGGGAGGTGAAGCGTGCCATTTACCTTACAAGTACCAAAGGACTCCAAGATCAGCTTGCCGCTGATTTTGCCACGCTCGGGCTTCACGATGTTCGGGGCCAACGCAATTACCCGTGCCGTGCGGTCGAGCCGGGAGAGCTTCTTGCTCGTTATCGCCGTGGACGCTTCGCATCCCACTGTGATGAAGGCCCGTGTCATTCGGGAATCAAGTGCCCGTACGCCCCTCAGCGGGACGCCCCTTTCACCCGGCCGGATTGTGCGTACTTCGGCGCGTTGTTCGACGCCCGCCGTGCGCCGCTCGTCAGCACCAACTACGCGATGTACTTCGCGCAAGAAGAGTACGCGCAAGGACTCGGCGCGTGCGATCTCCTCATCCTCGACGAAGTGCACGACGCGGACAAAGAACTCGAATCGTTCCTCACCATCGAGGTGACGAGCGAGGACACGCACCGGGTCGGCTCGAAGTTCCTGCGCGGGGAGAACCTGCAAACGTGGAAGGATTGGGCCTACCATCACGTCGGGAAGCTGGCGGCGGAGATTGAGCAGTTCGGCGAGTATCCGCCCTCGACGCCGGAGGATGCGCGCGACCGGAAGTACATCAAGGATCTGCACATGAAGCTGGCCCGGCTGGCGAAGATCAAGCCGATGGACTGGATCCTCGACACGGACGGCCTGCGCGCGAAGTTCTGCCCGGCGCGTGTCGCCGACTACGCCGAGGAGCATCTGTTCCGGGGCGTGAAGCACGTCATCCTCATGTCGGCCACGATGACGCGGAAGACGACGCAGTTGCTCGGCATCGCGCAAAAGGACGTCTCGATGTGGGAGTTCCCGTCGAAGTTCCCGGTCGAGCGGCGTCCCATCTACGCGCTGCACACGCGGCCTGCGGTCCGGGTGGACATGCGGATGGACGAGGATGACAAGCTGTTCTGGCTCCAGCGCATCGACCGCCTGATCGGCGACCGGCAGGAGTTGGGCTGGAAGGGCATCATCCACACCGTCAGCTATCAGCGCATGAAGGAACTGGTGAGCCTGAGCAAGTATCGTGACCTGATGATCGTGCACGACACGGCCGGGACGCGCGAGGCGATTGCGAAGTTCAAGCACTCGACGCAGCCGTCCATCTTGGTATCGCCGTCCATCGTCACGGGCTACGACTTCCCGCACGATGAGTGTCGCTACCAGATCATCGGCAAGGTGCCGTTCCCGGACATGCGCGGGGCCATCCTCAAAGCGCGGGCGGAGCACGACAAGGAGTACGCGGGCTACCTCGCGATGTTGAAGCTGGTGCAGGCGTGCGGACGCGGCATGCGCGGGCCAACGGACTGGTGCGAGACGTTCGTGGTGGACGACAACTTCGGGGACTGGTTCCTGAAGCGGAATCGCAAGCATGCGCCCCGCTGGTTTCTGGATGCGGTGGAGTTCGTCGAGAGCTACCCCGCGCCGCTAGAGGTACAGGACTGATGAAGCCCGGATACGTTGCACCGGTGAAGCCGAAGACGCTCAAGGCCGTGCAGTTGGTGATCGCTCCGTTCTCGAACGCGCAGGGCAGCACCTACTCCACGCTCATCCTCGCCGACGATGGCGGGGTCTACCGCTACGACCCGCACTGCGAAGGCTGGATTCCGTGGCCGATGACGGTGGCGGACTGCCGGATGGAACATAAGGGCAAGCGGTAACGTCTACAGATGTACAGCACGACAGCGGCGGCGTGGCGATGGATGACACGCGGCAAGCGGCGATTGGGTGAGGCGAGGTCGAGAGACAAAGCCTACGTCCTGTTCGATTCAGGAGCGCCGCCCAAGGCATGCAGCCGGGGCAGGACCGGCCCGCTGTCACCTTTTCACGACACGAGGACAACAACGTGGCCCCAACGAGTGACAGGCAGATTCTCCAGTCTCGGCTCGACGTCTTGGACTTCACCTTGCGCGAGGCACGGGATTTGCTGGCAGACCTGCCCATCGGCGAGGCGCGGTCAGGGGTCAGCATCGGGGTCTTCGTGGACGTGATTGGCAAACTCGATCAGGTCCGCGCCAAGTTGCCGGATCTCCTCAAGACGTAGGAGCGCACACATGGACATCGCATCTCGCGTGTGGTCGTGCAAGATCGGCGAGACCCACACCCACAACCTGCCCGACGGGGCAGATGCGCCGATGCGGCAGGCGGTCGCCGAGGCGTACGAACGGCTGACCGGGCATCGGCCCGACTTCATCTTCAGCGGGTGGGGAGACGGTCTCTCACCCGAGGAACGT